ATACAAGCTGTTCTGTTATCTCCGTCACTATTTAGACCTACCAAAGTGTCATGTACATCAGTTTGCCCCCATGACTCATATATTTCTCCAGCAATGAAAGGCATTGTTGCAAATCCGAACCCTGCTTCTGTTCTTAAATTACTGATAAGAGTTGTTAGTTTACCTTCATAATAAGCTGCTGAATTTCCAAGCTCTTCATCTTTTTCACCTTGCATCCAAGCCATCCAGTCTACAGACGTATTAGCGGTTATTGATTTTGCTTTCAATGTTTCTGCTACAAGATCATCATAAATCGATCCTGCCCCTGGGTCCCATCTTGAAATCTCTTGTCCGCCTTCGGAAATATTAACAACTGCTACAATTGAGTTAGTATAATTTCTAGCTAATGCAGCACCAGTATAGAATCCAAAATTTGTTTTAGTTGCTCTATATTCAAATCTTTTGTTGTCAGGACTCCAGTACATCACATTATCAGGAAACTCAGTATCTAAGTTAGGATCATCAAAGCCTTCCATATTAGATTGCCCTGAGCAAGCAAGGAACTTGTAATCATCATATTGAGCAGGGTTATTAACTCCTAATTGTTCATCATTGAGCCATTCATCCCATATTTTTAATTCTTTGTAGTATCCAACATATTTATTAAAAGTGAATAATAAATCTTCACCCAGAGTAAATTGAGTTATGTCAATAAATTTATTACTGTCTATTGCTGCCACACTATTTCTTTTCCCATCAATAAAAACTTCCATAGTTCCAGAACTAGCTCCTGCATTTTTTCTATATCTAATCTGAACTTTAATTTCTGCCGTAAAATCATCAGAAACATTCAACAAAGGATCATGCAAGCACCATTTTGATGCGGGTTGATTCTCATTAAACAGAATACAATAATTATCAGTGCTAAATTTATGATACAAAGTATTCTTGTTTCCGCCGGTACTCAAAAAACTAAAACTAGGAATAAACGTTTCTTCTGTATTAGAAGGTTTAAGTGTATATTCAGCTGTAAATTCTGTTAATGATAAATTTTGAATATCTAACTGTGATCCATCTACAAAATTAGCTTTTTCGGTGTCAAAAGTAACATTTGTTACCACTCCATTATTTGCAGAGCCTCCAGTTCCTTGATTTACTGCATCATTTGCAAAAGGCATGTAAACTAATGGGTCTGGTACAGATTCTGAAACCTTATTTTCTCCAACATAAACATCAGCCTCAGAAGAACCTAGTAATATTTTATCTATATCTGAGTTTCCTATTTTCATAACCATACAATCAACCTACTATATTATACTGAATTTTGTCATCTTTCTCTGGCAATGCATCGTATTCCGCTTGAGTTAAAACAACAACTTCTTTTACTTCATCAGAAACTACTACTTTTTCTTTAGTTTTATCAATTAAAACCAAATCAGTAGTTGCTTTTCCTTCAGAAATCAGCTGATCTGCTTTTATTTTTAAAGTTGAGATAACATCTCCCGCTTTAAATCCATTAGTGTCTTGAAGATATCTAATAGATATTGTTTCTGTACTATAAACTGTCATTAGCTTTCACCTGCCCATTTTTTGAGAATGTAAACTCTTAAATCTGCTATTTCCTTGTAAGGTTTTAAAGTTTTTAATTGAAACTCTTCCCCACTTGACACTCTCACAATTTTTTTATCAATTATTCCATCAAGATCATATTTTGTATATAATTTTAAATCATTCAAGGAAAGATCACCCTCTGGGAATAATCTCAAATCATTTCCTGTGACTGGAAAAGGTGCAGCTTTAAAGTCTATTGCTGCTGCTTCTGCAGGTATAAACTCACCATCTGCTCCATAAGTTCCATTATCACTTATTATCTGAAAATCTTTTAAGTGTCTTGGTAAAAGCCTTACTATATCCAAGATTATTCACCTTCTTCTGCCTCTTTTTCTTCAATTTTTTTTGCTAAAGTATCATATCCAATATTACCTGGAAAAGCTATTCCAAGTTTAATTGCCTTTTCTTTTAATTCTTCAATGTTTTTTTCTTCTTTATCTACTGTTAATTCTTCAAGTTTTTTTATTCTTTTTTCTTGATTATCAATAACTTCTAATAATTTTAGTGCTATTTGTCCTGCTTCTTCAGTTCCTTTTATTCCATATTTTTTTAATACACTCATTATTTTCTCCTTATCTCAAAACTAACTGACTGAATCATAGATCCAGAGTCAATTAGTGGATTATTTTTGCCTTTTTTCTTTATTGTGCTTTCTTTATTTTTGTAAATATTGAATTTTTTCATGCTCTTTATGCTCAGTTGAACCTGTCCAACAACATATAAGCCTATAGCTTTTAGAGCCTGATTTCCTGTTTTTTTGCCTTGAATTATCAATGAAATTTGAGTATCTATATAATTTTCAATCTTTTCTTTTGCTTTTTTTGTCTGTGTTGCTCTTCGAAAAAAAGGTCTGGATCTTATATTTATAGTTCCGAACTCATTCCAGGCAGCGTACTTTTGAACATTAACTCCATCAACATTTTTTTCAGACAAGAAACCTACGACTACTATATGATTATTTACATAATCTAGTTGTTTATCTAGCCTTTCTAAGTCTGCATGATCCTCCACTATTCTCATATTGCTACGCCGAACGTATCATAAATCATTGTATAAAAAGCCTGTGAAGAATCCATCCATTGCGTGAATTTATAGCTTATTGTATCAATCTTATAACTATCAAGACCACCGTTTTCAACTTGACTAGCCCACGCCTGTACAGCTCCCGCAATTAAGGCTGTTATGCAAGGGTCAAGTTGTGGTTCTCCTGTCCCGAATTCTTTATACCCCGCTGTATTCTCGACCTCTATTTCCTCATTAGGACAGGGGCAAATATCATCAAATATCAAATGTGGAGTGTTTTTCAAATTTCTTTCAGAATATTCTTCAGATTCTATGATTGAATCATTGTACTTAACTTCTGATATATTACTCACAGGCTTTCTGAGTAGCCAGGCATATGATGTTCCTACGCCTTTTATATAATCTGTCTGCGTAGCTTCTGCAAGACTATAACCCAGCATTTTTTCAATCTTACATATAACAGCATCAGCATAAAAGCTTGCTATTTCATCATCTTCAATGCCAGTTAATTTTTTTATTAAGTCTAAATCATATATTGCCATTTTCTCACCTTCTAAGTATAGGGGCTAGAAATTTAGCCCCTATACTTTATTTTTAAGCTAATGAATCTTGTTTAACAATTACAAAATTCTCAGGAAGTTTAACTTCCATTCCTGCCCCTTTTTCCATCCAATATTTAGTAAATCCTTTTGACGTTACTTTGTCTTCAAGAGATATAGTCATTTTGTTATTTACTATCCCTTGAACTCCTTCTCTTATATCTCCAAATAACATGATAGGTGTATCATCTACTGTACTTGAACCATTTGCAGGATCAATATCGATAAGACCACTATTATCATCTTCTACTAAGATAACTGGTCTATTCATTAATGTTCTCTCACCAGTTCTTTGCAAGTCTCCAATATAGAAAGTTTTATCTGCATTTTGTAGATTTGTGATATAATTCCATGTTGCTCTTCTCATTGACCATTTTGATTTTTCTGCAATTTCTGATCTTACACTATAGTAAATATCTTTTATTTTTTTTGCAAACTCTCCATCATCAAGGTCTGCTCCACCTGTTTTGATATCAAGAGTTACTATATTTGTTATATCAGTGTTATTCAAAATTCCTAAAGGCTCATTTGTTCCAGAACCATTTAGTAATTTGTTTGCCATATTTAAAGCCATTGCATATTCTGCTCTTTTAAGCAAGAAAGGTAAGTATCCTACGTAATTGGTTGCAAGTAACTTATTTGATACTACTGGCAATACATACCATTGGTATAATTCAACAGTTACATTATCTAGAGTTACAGTAGTCGTCTCAACTCTTGCATCTGTTTCACCTACAATACCAGTTGTAGGCAATCCAAGTTCTTCTCTTGATATTTTCAAACTATTGTCAGTAATTGATAAAAAGTCAACTTCTGCAAGTAAAGGATTTGCAGCCTGTAATCTTTCAAGAATTTTCATTACATAAGTAGGTTTAATCGCATCAGGTACACTTCCAGTAGATGCTGCAAAGTTTGCTTTTATTTCTTCCGACAGTTTAATTTCGCCATCTGCAGTTAAATAAACTTCTTTACCTTTTGTTTGAACTTGAGAAAATACAGAATACATTTCTTCTATTTCTGTAAACTCTTTTGCATTTTCTTGAGAGTAATTTTTACCTAAAGTTTTCATAACTTCATTAATTTCAGAGAATTTATCCTCTAATTCTGCTTTACTCATACTCTCAGGTAAATCATTAAATTTTGTAGACATTTCCTCAAACTTCTCTTTTAATCCGTTAATTTCTTCCTCTGTATTTGCTGTAAACATTTCTTTTTTAAACTTTTTAGTTTCTGCAGCAAATGCAGCTTGAATTTGTTCTAAAGTTAAATCCATTCTTTTTTCCTCCATATTATTATTTTCTTCTTCACTAAAAACATTCGTTACCTTTGACCCCTCAACTGCTCCTCTCATTACGATAGAACCCTCGTAAGCATCAAATTCTTTTATCAATACATATCTTTGACTATCATCTTCTGTTACAACTTCCTTCCTAGTTATATAACCTCCAACCGAAAGATCAAATTTAGCCCCCATGTCCTTCATTAAACTGTAAAGAGCATGGGCAGCAGGGTTAATAGGGTTGCCATTTTCTAGCAAACTTAAATCTAATTGAGCTACTACTTTAAATCCTTCTGAATCACTCTTTCCTTCCATAGTCCCAACTGGAACTTGACTTCCCATGTGTTGATACAGAATGAATAATTTTTTTCTATTATTTTTTTTCAAAGAATCTTTTGCAAATCTAAAAATTCCATGAGCAAGCTTTTTGTTTTCATATTTAACAAGAATACCCTCAAAACTTCCTTTTTCTCCTGATTCAGCAAACTTTATTTCTTCTTTAAAGTCTACTCTTTTATTTTCTTGTTTTTTAAATTGCTCTATAGTTAGCATCTATTGCCCCTTTCTAGTAATCTCCGAGATATCTCCAAAATATAGTAACTGTACCTGAGATAGTCAGATCCTCTGTGGCTGTCCATGTTTCCGCAAAGTTTAAGAATATTTTATTTGCCGTAGCTGCTCCATTTAATACTCCTGCTTCTGCTTCTACATAGTTGTTTGAGACTGAACCACCCGAGGTTATAGCCGTCCCCGTAAATCCATCCATGACATCTTCGAATGTTGCTGTTCCACTCAATACATCAATAGCACCTGAGGCAACCACGCTACCTACCCCAATATCTGGGGTTCCTGTCTCTGTTGGTGCTAATATGGTCACATCTGCTGTTACATCTACAATGTCAATAACACCTTCTTGAAAAGTGTATAGCTCCTTACCAAAGCCAAGTGCTGCTCCTGCAATAGCTTGTGTAAATTCTGCAACTGTCAGAGTAGTTTTTCTTAGCTCTCCTTCTCCCTCTTCTGCTGCTACAACTCCTGTTGATGCTGTTCCAATTTCTGTAAACTCTAATCTTGTTGTTGCTTGTCCTGCTGCAATCATAGTTGTTGCAGTAGTATCATTTACTAATACTACATCACCTTTTTTAAACTGAAATCCTGAAGTAGTATTATCTTTCAAGATTTTTACTGTTGTGTTTGCAAATATAAATGTTGAAAATATAACTAATGCAAATATAATAAGAATCTTTTTCATTCTTTTTTACCTCCATCTTTTTATTTTTTGTTTGTTCCTAGAACATTTCTTTCTGCTCTATCTTCAACCCTTTTATTCATCCATAAAAGAGCTTCCTCAATAGCTGTTAATGCTAAAGCATTTTCTCTACAAGCAAAATTTCCTTTTTGAAAAGCTTGTAACCTGTGTCTTACTATTTCTAGTAGGTCCACATCTAAAACTCCACCTCTAGAATCTTCTAAAGTTCTAGGTCCTTTCTGGAATTTTATTTCTGTAACTGTTTCATCCCTTTCTTGGTCGCATTGATGATATACAGCATAATCATGGTAAGCTCCACCAGGTCCAGCACCTCCATAAACCTGAACATCATTTAATTTGTTTCTCTTTTGAATAGTACTTAGTTCCAATTTAAAACCTCCTATATTTTTATTCATAAACTGCCACACAGTAACAATTAATCTTGTTTCCTGCAGACAAATTAGGATCATGAGGATATCTTGCCATCTCGTTTCCTAAGTCAAACTTTTGATTCATTTTCTTTATCACTCCATCTATCGCCACATGATTATCTCTTACCGTCTTGCCTCCGTGTGTGTGCAGCCAAGTTTTATTTTTAATACCTGCCTCTTGTGCTGTTGCATTGCTTGTATTTTGTATAGAATCAAAAGTCTCAGTTCTTGCAATAGTTCTTGCTCTACCTTGCGACATTCCTTTTATTTCTTTTTGTAGTATCTTAGCAATTTCTCTATTGTTCAATCCTTCTTTTTGCCCTTTTGCCACTATATTATTTATTCTATTTCTTGTTGTATTAGTTATGCTTTTTACTCTCTTAGCTAGATACTTACTATTGTATTCCTGTAATACCTTAGAGCTTATAGCTTTAATTGTATCGTCCGCAAGTTTCCACCCATACAAAGTATTAACAAATCCCCCTGTGTTACCTGCAGTAGTGCTGTAAATCTGAAATAAAGCCTTTTTCATAGATCTTGAAAATTTCCCTAGCAGAATCTTAAAAGGATTCTTAGCAGCAAAATATTGTTTATTGTCTTGCTCAAATTGTTTTGCTAGGTCTAGGAATACTTTTGCAACTACTTTTGTATTTCTTCTAGTTTCTCTTTCTGAAAACTCCCTAGTTTTACGACCTTTTATTTGTTGTGATCTTGTAGATTTTGCCATTATTCTTCATCCTCAGGCGGTTCTTTCTCTCCTGCAACAACATCATTTAAAGGCACAGCCATGCTAGGAACTAACAAAGTATCTCCATTTTTAACACTCTGATACTCTTTGCCTGTAATATCGCTTAACTCTGCTCTATATTCATTTACACTCAATCTATCCTTTGCAGGCTCTAGAGCTTTTATTCCTTCTGAAACATTAGTTTGGAGTGCAGGGATTGAATCAGTTTTAAACCAAATAAACTCACCTTCTTTTAACCAAGGCTCTAAAAATATATTTAATCTCCCTGCTACATCTTTATAAAAAGCAATTAACTTTTCTTCATATAATTCTTTTCTTGCTTCTTTTCTATTTTGATACGTGCTTTCTCCTGACCCTGTTAACTCAGGAGCTACACCCAAGCTAGATACAACCTTTTTATGTGCTTTATCTTCTCCCAAATTCCAATCAGAGTCTTTTGCCTCTGAATCATCAGGAGTAAATTTAACATTTCCACTTACTAAAAGAGCTTTCCCTTTGTCATTCATGTTGTTTTTAGCTTGCACTTTCTGCTGAAACTTTTCTTCTTCATCTGGTGGGATAGGTCTATCACTTGTGTACACTCCTGACCTTCTACCTGAGTTTCTAACTACCGAATTGTTCCATTGCCAAGCATTATATACATAAGAACCAGCTAGAGCCATACCTCTTTGCAGTGTCCTTCCACTTTGTGCTGAAGTATCTGTATTACCCATAGAGTTATCATTATATGGATTTGGTTGTTTAATCCACATAAAATTCTCTAATTCTTTTTGATCTGTTATATTTCTAGAAGGTGTACAATTTAATATCTCTATTCTAACAATTCTACCAGAATCTTGATATACATTAAAATTATCAGGATTATGTAATAGTAAATCTGGCTTTGCAAAAGATAACCCAACCACTTTTTCCATTAAAATACCATTATCTTTTCCATCATACCACAGCATCCAGTATTCAAGAAAATCACCCATAGTATTTATAGAGTTAGGCATAAATAGTATCTGATTAATTATTTTATTTGTAGTTTCTATCAAATTTCCTTCTTTGTCTCTTTTAAAAACTCCCCACTCTACAACTTTTGTCGCATCAGCTTTCTTTTTCTCAGCTATCGTAAAGGATGGGTTGTCGTAAATCTTATCTATATATTCATCTGTATCGAAAACTTCACAACCATAAGAAAATGAGGTTGCTCCTCCAAATAATCTTTTAAAAGAACTCCAAAAACTCATATTTACATCTCCTCAAGTAATATGTCAAATGCTGCAAATGCTCCCATATCATTCGAACTTACTTCGCTTATTCTAATAACTATATCCGTCAAAGGTGGTATTCGATCTGGAAACGATCTTTCATCTTTAAAGTAACTTGATCCACCTGCGCTTACACTACCTTCAAAAGAAACATTAAAAACTTTACCAACTCTTCTTGATCTATACTGAAAAACTGCAACTCCTGTGCTTTGTGCCCTATCTATTCCTACAATACCTTTTTTAAGATATCCTGTTTTATTCGCAGGAACGGTGTAAATAGCCATTAATGTTTGATTTGAACTTGTCATGACAGCTTTAACTGAACTATCTGGACTAGGAACACCATTCAATACAGTTGCCTGGTCATCATAAACATACACAGTTCCGTCAACATTTTCATCGGTTTCCCCTTGCATATTTCCAGTTCCATTATTAACAATTCTATATACTCTCCATAAGGGAGTTGTCAGACTAACAGGCGCTTGACCTTGCAGTGTAATAAATTGTACAACTTCAAGTCCATTCTCGTCTAACCCAAAGACTATAACTTCCATTGTATCATTTACAGATCCAGAAGAAATTCTATCTATGTCTGCATCACCTAGGAATGGATCAACCGTTATAACATCACTAAAATTATATATGCCTCCATACTCCCAAATGTCTTCTGGATCTGTATTAGTTTGTATATCTCTATTTACACCGAATTTATCTATGCTTGTTGCTTTTATTACATTACCTCTTGAAACTTCTAATTCAAACTGGTTGAAAGTATCGATACTCTTGTATATTCCCGCGATCATCATTGTTGCTATCGATAGTGCAAGTACCACGTTTATTAGTTTTTTCTTCATCTTCTTCTTCTTCTTCTTCGTCCCTCCGTTTTGTCAAAAAAAATAAAAAGACGTAGCCCGTTAAAGCTACGCCGTGTTGGTCTGCCTGGAAAAGTGCTTGTAGCTCCACAAGCCTAATTTCTATACATCTATTATACTACATTATTCAATATAATTCAACTATTTAATTATATTTTTATAGTATTATTTTCAAAGTGTTTCTTAATATTCTGTTTTCTTCTTTTATTCTTATTATTATATCTTCCAAACCTTGCTTTTCTCCTTCTAAAGCTGTTTTTTTATCTTCTAAGGATAGTTTTTCATCTTTTAATAACTTTTTTATATGATCCCAACTTTCAATAGCTTCATTTCCTAATTTCACCGGCGCTTCTTCTTCTTCTTCTCCAATTATTACTCCTAGTAAGGTGTATATAACATCCCAAATGTCTATAGAATACCCTAAACCATCCTCTACAGTAACCCAGTTTTTTTCTAAAGAGTTTAGAGAATTTCTGAAATAATTGTATTTTACAAAAGCATATTCATATTTATTTGATTTAGTATCTTCTTTTTTTAGCATAATAATTCCTATGCAACCCCTGTTTTTAAGAGTTCTGTCAATATCTATATCTTCATTAAAAAAAGAAAATCCACAGGATGTATCTTCATATTTAATTAATCCTATTTTATTTTTATCAATTGAGGTTATTATTACACTTTCTTGTAGTTTTTTTATAAAAACCTCGTCTCCAATTTTAAATATCTTATCCGATCCTTTTATCTTATTTATCATTTTTCCTCCTTCTAGCTCCCTGCTTCGCTTGCTTACCCTCTTCCAGTGCTACTGCTATACATAGAATAGAGCTATAAATACTATAAGTGCCATTATTTTAAAATCCATTATGACCTCACCATCCATATTTCATTGTCAGTTACACTTTCGTCAATCTCATACTTAACTTCCATAAAAGTCTCCTTCTTCTTATCAAATCTAGTATAAGAATGCAAGTTTGTTGTCAATTCATCATTAGTCACTGAATTGAATATTAACTTGTCATACTCCCAGTTCAGTTTACCTGCAAATATCTTTCTATAGAGCTTGTCTATAGAATCAGAAGTATACACTTTGACCGGTATTTTGAATGAGTCCATTTTATCGCCTCCTTGGTTTGTTTTTATCCCATTCCTTGTACAGAAAATCTACTTTTTCTGATACAGTGCTTCCAGGCACCTCCATCACTTGAGTTAGTAATTTACTCTTTAACCTCACTTGCTTACTTTCTCCAGTTCCTTTATGATTCTTTTTCACTTCAACCTCCTTTTTGCTGTCAACACTATTTTAGCTTATTTTCTTTGTCCTGTCAACAGTAAATAAAAAAGAGCAGGATTTCTCCTACTCTAAAAATCATAAACTTTAAAATTACTTACTTGATAATCCTCTAATGCGTACCAAATAGCACTAAAAGTATGTGGATCGATATTAAATTGATCTGGTATTATAACATCATTTTTATCTTGCTTAAATACTAAATCTTTTAATTCTATGTAACAATTAGGGCTATTATCTAATATTATTATCTTCTTGAATCTCTGCATTTTTTTAGTATTTTGCAGCCTACTACCTGCTTTTTTTGCCTCAGTAGCTTTCCACATATTAAACCCTTGTTGTTGATAATATGCAATAGTTTTCGGCTCTGCTCCATCTGCATATATAAGCTCACCAGTTTCTTTAAACTCTTGAATATAGTCTTTTATTATATCATCTGTCATATAGTTTTGATAAAATTCATAATATACATATAACCATTCTTTGTCTTGATCTATACAAGTTCTCATAAGTGCTGTCTTTGATCCAGTATACCCAAAATCCATACCTGCATTAAATAAAGGTCTTTTTATCATGCTTATAGCTTCCATACCTTCTTTTTCTGCCATAGATACAATATGTTTTAGAACTTTAACACCAATAGTTCCGAACTCTCCTAATCTAGCTACTCTATATAAGTCAGGATCTGTAAATTCTAATTCATCCAATGTCTCTATATATTCATCTGTAGCAAAAGGGTTGTCGTCAACTGTGCTTTGATGAAAAAATATATGTTTTTTATTTATCTTGTCATTCTCAAAGAAATGTTTATACATCCACATTGATTTACTTATCGGATTTGTAGTCATTATCCAGTGAACACTTAAAAAAGGGTGTCTTGCTCTCCCTTTAATCTCTTTATAATCTGCATAACTAAACTCAGAAACTTCTTCCATCCAAACTATAGATACATCTGGAAGTGATTTTAATTTTTCCTTATCGTCAAGTCCTTTAAAAATAAACTCTGATCCTGTTAGTTTATTTTTTATGTATAAAGGGCTTTTTTTAAACTCAAAGAACATCCCCATTTGATGCCTATTAATAACTTTTTTTAACAGCCTATAACATGAATCCTCAAGAGTTCCGTACACCTTTCTTGTTACAAGTATCAATCTCTCTTCTTCAAAAGATTTTTTTATTAATTTAAAGGCAGTAGTATCACTTTTTCCTGATCCATATCCACCATAAACAAAATACTCTCTATGACTCCAATCCTCCAGGTATTCCATAAAGCTTTCAGATATACCTATATTTATAGGATCACTCATTTTCTTCAACCTTTTTCTTTTTGACCGGCATTGAAGTTATATTGAATACTACTGTTTGATCCGGAATCTCTTCTTTTGGTTTGTCCCATCCTTCTAATTTTGCTATTTGACCTGCAATCGCAGAAACTGCTTTTAAATCAGCACTGTGATATTCACTTTCTTTCGTAGTTATCTCACCCATAAAGCTAGTAGACAAAAGCACCGGTGTCGGTTCTACTCCTAAAGCCATGTAGAAAGCTCTCTTTAGCTCTTTCAAGAGTTCGTCACGCTTCATTATAGCTTTTTCCTGATGTATTTTTTGTAACTCTTCGTACCTTGCCCTTATATTGTCTTGTGCAAAAAGTCTACTTGCTTTCTCTATAATAGTTTTTTCTTTCATTTTAGAAGTGTTATAATAATTCTTATAAGCTTGTGTTTGCTTAATTCCTGAAATTATATCATTTACAAAACCTTCTTGTTTTGCAGTCAATTTCTTCTTCATATCAATCAACTCTTTTATTTTAATTATACTACATTTTTCAAAATAAAAAAAGGGGCTATCAGCCCCCTTAGAATTTATAAATTAAATCTGCTCCTGTTTCAATCCCTTGTTTCATTCCAGCTCTAACATAAGCTATTATCTCACCTTTTTTTATTTCATCTTTTACTTGCTTCCCTATTACATTTATAGTTCCATTATCAGTCAGATTTGGATTCCTGTTATATTTAGAATCTATTGCTTTATTAACAACTTTTTCAACAGCAATCTTTGCAACTTCTTTTGCTTTTTCTGTAACTTGAGCTTTCATTTCTTTTTTATTCTCTGATTGAAGGTAATTTATATATTTCACAGCTTCTTCAAGCCACTCTTCAATCTTTTCTTCAGATATAAAACACTTAATCAATATTCTAGCTATAACAGGCATAGAATTTATCTTTTGCCTTAAAATACTTTTGAAGTGTACAAGTTTATTGTATCCGCTGTTTTTTATTTCTTTCTCAACTTGCAATGCTACCTGGTAGACTAACCCTATCAAAACTGCCTTTTTATCCTTTCCTGCCTTAACCCATGCCTGTGCAAATGCAAATACAAACAATCCAATTATTGCTATATTTTGCCAATTCATTAATGAAAATTCTTTCATTTACTCCCTCCTTTTAATTAAGTTGAGGAGCTGAGAAACTCCTCAATTTAATTAATGAAAAAATAATGAGATATAAACAAAACGATATCGTTTGCCATAACCTCATTGAATCCGCATAGTACTTTTTTACACTTAAAATAAGGTGCGTGAAGGTTTCTCAACCTCTATTGCGAACTCAATGAGACAGCCGAATAATCGGCATCTCAGACACAGATAAGAGCTGATTCTATCATTTAACTTACACATTTACGCCAAGCACTCCGCAAAATTGCATTGCTTAATTCTCTCTTGTCTATACAAAACATTTTTTTCTTATTGCGCACAAAACTAACATATAGTTATTGCATTTCTGCAAATTATTTTTGATGCTCAAGCGAGGAGTCGAACCTCAATCAATAGAATAAATCTAGTTCTGACCACTCAGAAAACTTGAACAAGTTGTAGTTTTACTTGTTTGCGCAAGGTTTGTTTACCGACGTATAACTTTAAAGACTGTTAATCTTCCATATAAAAAAATCTCGATACCCCTCTGACAAGATACCGAGATTATAATTATCTCTAACGCCAGAGTATAAAACCACCGAGCCTAAACTAGTGGGCGTAAAGCTTATTCACTCTACCCAATTACATTACTAGTATACTACATCTTTTTTATCTTGTCAATACTTTAATTTAATTATTTCTATTATAAACTCTTTCGTTTCAAAACCTGCTGTTTTATAAATATTCCTGAAAAACCTTAAGTCCCATCCTTTCATAAAAATTTTTTAGTTTTTCAAAGCTAATGCTCCCCTCTTCAGGTTTTGCTACAATTAATATTTCTCCTTGATAGCCAGTTTTTCTAATTTCAAATATAGCTTTTTTAATTAATTCCTTTGCTTTGTTCATTCTTCTGAACTCAGGCAAAACATATAAATTATAAATATGAAAATAATCTTCATCTGAGTCTTTTTCAAAAGAATATACACAGCTTCCATATTTATTTTTTATTCTTTTCATTCATTCTTCCATCCCCTCCAACCATCTCTGAGCTACTGCTGCAACCTGCACTAGCTCTTCTTTCAAATTATCCACATCACCCTCCTGAATAGCTTTCGCAACTTCTCCTACTTCTTCGACTAAGATCATCAGCTTTTCAGAATCAGTTTTCCCAAAGTTAGGATGCAGCTTGTTTTGTCTTTTTCTTTCAAAAAATATTAGTTCCTTGATTTTATTTTCTGTCACTTTCTCCTCCCCATTGTTCAGCTATTGCTTTCGCTATACCTGAAAAAG